GCTTGATAGCGTAGTTGGCAGAAGTACGGTGTGTCCAACTTGCTATCGAAAACTTAGCTGTGTCATTTTTACTGCCAGACGATGCAAGAATATTTGAGTTTTGTGCGCTCTCTGACCACGCCGTTCCAGCCTTTAAACACCATGCAACGTAAGTTTTAGCGTTGTCGTTGCTGTCGTTTCGGTCGTCACCATTGCCAAGTGTGAAACCACCCTCAATAAATGACGTTACTGCTTTTACATCTTGGAACTCAACCGGACTGTTATCTGGCGTTAGAACATTAGCGGCACCTCTAACACTATCAACAAGCACACCCTCACCAGCATCGCTACGGCCCTTTATCCACACAAAGTCAGGTGTCCATGCTGTGCCTGTACTATCAAAACACGACCGGACAGTTTTGCTCTGCGCTGTGCCTGTATATAGAGCATTAGCAAAATGTGCCCGTGGATCGGTTACGGTTGGTGCTGCAAGGTCGGCGGTATTTAATCTTTTGTAACCAGTAGGAACGCTACCGGCGAACGCCGTCTGACCAAAATTAAAAGTAACGCTATGCCCACCAGAATTGTGAGCAGTCATTGCTACATACAAATCGTCTGGCAGAGAAGACAGCATCGGGCTGGCACGAGTAGCTGGGTTGCTACTCGCGAGGAATGTTCCGTCATCGCTCACATACATCTCGTCGTTGTCTTTGTCGATAGCAAACCCAAGAACAGAGCTATTAGCTATGGAACCTCCGTAACTTGAAGTTGAACCATTAGTAACTTTAGATGACGAGCTATTAACTGGGTAGAACCCGTAGAACCCCGCTGTAGTAGAACCGTTCACAGCAGATACGAAGTCCCACTTATTCGCTTCATTAACAACGCCAATATATTGGTTGGACAAAGTTCCGGGGAGAGTAACCTCAAAATAATACTTTCCACTGTTTGGTATTCTTTGAGTAGCAATAGCCCCATGAAATGCAGCAGCGCCTGTATTTGTAACGGTCAAATTTCCGTTAGTTAGGGTCATGTTGGAGCTTTTATCAATCGAGTTAAATGTCGTATAATTACCTTCATTATCATCAGAGGTGTTGGTGGGTGAGTCGGTTACTTGATTAGTTGCCGCTAGGCTATTTGATGCAAATGAATTGTTGTTGCTGAATGTAACTCCAAGAAAACCATTATCGTTTCCTGAGCCTCCGGAAATCGTAGCTGTTTCTGTATGACTTTCTGCGGCGTCAAATGTATAATCAGCAGAAGTCCAACTACGAGTGCTGGTTATATCAATGTGTTCAGACCTCTCTGTAGCATCTGACCAAGCATAGGCATCAGCATTGCCCTCGTCATAGATTGCGTAAAATGCTACATCACCGGTTTGGCCTATTGTAGTTACGGCTTGAGTCGTCCAACCACTAGCAGTATTACCGTCTGTCGATATGGGATTACCCGCATCAAGCACACGCCACCAACTGATACCAGCCGTTGCCATTGAAGCACTAAAGGTTACAACAATATCTGCAGAGGTTCCAGAAGCAACAGCAATAGACCAAAACTCTAAAACATTTCCAGCGCCTGAATTTTTTCTAGCTATAAATGTTGCAGAACTACCGCCCACTGTTAGAGTGCTTACAGTTCTTGTTCCAGAAGTGGCGCGGCCACCACCAACTGCAATCACAATGGTACGGTTACTTGCTGCGGCTCCAAGAGACGAAGATGAAAACGTATATGCCGTAGAAGTAGACCCATTTGTTGACGAGCCTAGGTGTGAAACACTTGGGTTTGTCGAAGAGATACTGCTCTTACCTAACAAACCTGACGCATCAAATTTTAAATGAAAACCGTTGGTGCCAGCACTTGCCGCTACTGTAGTCGCCGGGTCAATAGGCACCCAATTACCATTTGTGTCCCACCCACCAAAATCACTAGCATCACTAACAGCCGTGCCGTCAAGAAGAATTGCATCAGCAAGATAGCCGCCGAAATGCTGATGACTTAGATTCCCCGGTCTAGCGCCAATAACTTGGTTCTCAGTAAAATTGATATTCGTATCATAATTCTGAGCAGGATAACTAGGTGAATTAAGAGCCGCCTCAGCACCGTTTACATAGATTTTAACGCGATCGCTAGCTACTGGTTGTGTTGTGTCAACTACCCATAAAACGTGCATCCACGTAGTAGGATCACGGTACAGTGCATGAGTTTTCACTAACCCGGATGACCCATCATGGAACGAGGCTTCGAGCCAATCATTACCATCATCAGCACTACCAAACATAATGCGGTCTGAGTAGCTACTCGTTCTGTCTCCACCAAAAATGTTGTTTCCGGTAGTGCCGCCTTGACTGCTAACAGCAGATCGTTTTAGCCAACAACTAAATGTGAAGGTTCGCCTGTTACCAGCCGTAAACGGGTCACGGATTAAATAATCAGCACCACCATCTAGCATCATCGATTTATTTATTTGATAAGAACCCTCAACAGCCGATACCGTTGTCGGCCGACTGTTTTTTCCTATATTGTCTCCATCGTCAAACTTTAACCAAAATGAATTTTTGCCGCCCCAGTCCGCAATATTATCTGTACTTGCGGGGTCTTTTGGCACCCACACACCATTGTCATCATTTGCACCAAAAGAGCCAGCATCTGTTGTTGCCACACCGTCAAGGAATATAAACTCTGCTAAATACCCACCAAAATAATCACCACTGCCACTAAAGCCAATGTAGTGCGGATTTGCTGAGTTTATACCTTGCGCCGACTCATAGCCTTGACCAGAATTAGTCTCTGTGCTAAATGACGTTACTCTAGTTCCGTTTATATAAATTCTTTGTCGGTTACCGGCTGTGCCGTTTCCTGTGTCGTTTACTAAAACAACGTGCATCCATGCAGTTGGATCACGAAACATAGCGTCAGTGTACAATCGCCATGCAGGGGTGGCGACACCATCATCATAATCTTGCCAGTAAATATCTGAATTTTGAAAATAAAACGCACCCGTATTGTTACCATCAGCACGGGCTTCAAAAACAACTCCGGTACTTATGTCCCCACGTTTAATCCAAAGAGAAGCTGTCCACTCTGCCGTATTACCCGCCTCATCAAATTTTAATTGCAGACGATCACTAGAGCCGTCAAACAGCAACGCGCTTTTTATAACAGACGCGGTTGTAGTGGTACTAGGAAACCCGTCTCCGAAAAGCCCGATAGAGGCTGGTACAATAAGCATTAGGCATCTGTCCCTGCGTCGGTCGTTATGTCGATTTTAACAGCATGTAACCGTGCGTCTATAGCCATATCATCATTACTGTCACTAACATCACGGAACACTCTAAAAATTACAATGTCCTCAGCCGCTGCACTTCCCGATACTGTAACTGCGCTCGTTGCCGCTGTGACATAAATATCATCCGTAGTGCCGCCCGTGTCATCTACAACAACAGCCGTTCCAAAAGCAGTGTCTAGAGCATCGTCATTACCAAGGGCCAAGCCTTGTATTGCCCAACTGCAACCGAAGTTTGAGCTTGTTGCTGCATGGCTCCAATAAAACTTGGCTGTAATCGTACCTTCATTCCAAGACTTAGGCATAGGAACTTGAAACTGCACATACTCATCTGTACTAGCATCAAAGTCCCACGTTTTGATCATGACTGCATTACTACTAGTTTCGGCCGAACCAGATGCTGCGCCATTGGTAGTTGTAGTATACATGCCCGTAGCCGGAATAGGAATCGAGTGCACACCCGCAATAACCACAGGCACTGAACCAGACTTAACAACACCCGTACCTTTAGGGATAAGCTCAATATCTATATTACTGTCACCGCCCGTAGCTTCAAGCTGAGGACCATTACTCGTAGCGGCGTTAGATATAGTAAACTCGTTAACCGCTGAGGCCACCGTGGTAAGGGTTATAAGCTCATTACCATTAGTGTCCAGTAGCTTGGTGCCGTCGTTCGTGATTCCTAGCGTTGCTGCTTCTACGTTTGTGCCGTCACAATAAACGTATTGAACACCGCCCTGCGGAATAATAACACCCGTTCCACTGGCCGTTTTAACAGTCAGCGTATACGCACCACCGTTTCCGTTCTGCACTAAATAGGTTTTAGTTCTGGCTGGAACAATCACATCACGGTTGCCCGTCAGTGTGCCAGTGGTTTTAATTATGTGAAGGTGTGACTCAGCTGTGGTTGAAGTGTTTTCTACATATTGAGTATCATCAAGAGTGTAGTTGCTGCCCGTAACCGTAATCGTGGTCATTCCAGCAATGGCCTCTTCAATACGAGATAACGCCGTATTGGTCTTAGTTCCCCACGTATTAGCGTTTTCGCCTGTGGCTTGTTTCTCAAATTTAATGAGATCAGATGCGGATGAGGCCATGTTAAGCTCCTTACGCTAAACGAATTAAAGCGTTACTTGCGTCTGCGGCCGGAAACGTGATTTGAAATGTCCCGTTTGTAACAGTAAAGTCCCCGCCAAAAGCTAAAACACAAATCGCCTTGTTGCTATTACTAGAATTGTAGATCAAAGCTCCGTTTGCCGTAAAACTTGCACTTGTCCACGTTGGGTCGGCAAAATCTATAGTTACAGTTGTTCCGTCTGTAGCAACGGCGGCACTGCCTAATGTTGCCCCTCCTGCCGAGTAAGCAGAACCAGAAGCGTTGCTAATTTCATTAGAACTTGAGTACGCCGTGGTAGCCGCACCTAAACTCGCACTGCTTGTATACAGCGCAATTTTGATTGTGTCTGACGTTATATCATGTTGTTCATCCAAAATTTCTGATTTGAATGAAGTACATAATGCTTGGGAAATTGCCATTAGATTATACTCCTATTGCAGTTCACTATAGCTTGCCGTTATTTCCGCATTGAGCTTTTGGACTTCTGCCTCAAAATCAGCACGCAGTTCTTGACGCATTTGCGCCTCGCGGTTAAGAAAAACAGAAGACTCGTACATCGCTCCCTTAATTAAAACATCCGGATGGTTCAAGCTAACATATGTTGTCGTGTTACTGCTACTCAACCGTGTCGGCATCCTAGTATACTTTAACGTATATGAAAAATTAGTATTCGGCGTAGGTGCCAACAAGAGCGTTGTGCCGTTGGTTGCTGCCGTGTCTAGCGCGTAATATTTTGGCTGGCCCGTGGTTGTAGAATTAAGCCAATAATCTTGTAGGTACTCGTCTTTGCGTTCTTCTAAAAACACCGTACTGTTACTGACAGTTAGATACAGATAGCGGATACCACGCACATCTGTCGCTGTGGTTCTAACTGTATTGGTGCCACTGGTGAGTGTTCCTGTTTCAGCTGTCCTGTGGTCGAGTATTTGTGGAACTGATCTGAAAATACGGTCTTCCGACCGTGCCAAAATTTCAGGAATCGCATTTGAAAACTCAGTCGAATCGTCTTCATTGCGTTGTTGCAGAATACTTACGATTTCAGCGTATGTGCTCATAACAAATTAGCCATGCCCCCACGTATCGTCGCCCCAACCGTCATTACCCCAACCCAGAGTTCTAATTGATTCATTACCAACTGCCGTCGTTATTGCAAAGCCTGTTTCTATTGCTGCTGCTTGCGGCGTTTCATTTCCAAGGGCTAATGTAGTAGAAACTCCACTAACAGACAAGATAGCATCTGCGCGGAGTGTTTCGTTACCGACAGCGGTAGTTACAGCTATACCGTCTGGCTCAGCATAAGTTTGTATGGTTTTTCCGTGGTCACCGATTGCCGTTGTAACCGCAATACCGTCTGGCGAAGCAATAGCGCCAGCAAAGACTGTTTCATTACCAACTGCCGTTGTGGTAGCCACACCCGACGGGAACGCCGTTGCAGCGGCACTATTGGAGCTAGCCATGCCCGTCGTTGTAGAAACACCCGTGCCCGTAATAACGCTATCCGCACGCCCAATTAAAGCACCACCATCCGGCCCCATACGCCCAAACGTGCTCACGCCGCTGGTTATAACAACACGGGCATCTTCACGTTTATGGGTGCTTGGGCGCGGAAAACGTAGAGCCTGTGCGTCAGTAACAACAACTGGATCTAAGGCAGGGTGTTTAGGTTCCCAGCAATCTTGGCAAGTCCTTAAACCGTTCCACTCTTCTCTAAGCGTGAGATACGGGTACGACAGGCCGCACCTGTCACAAATTGCTTTTGCATGAGCGCCGGACGCATAGCGGGGCATATCATTTCACACTACGTTGGTATGATTCTAAGAGCAGCTTTTTCACCCTCTTCGTCTGAAGCAAATTTAAAAGAGCTCTCGGCTTGAGTAAGTAGGATTTGCATTCTTTGCGGAGAAACATTAGGTAGCTTTATCGCAAGTTTAGAAGCAAGCCCTGCACACATGGCTTCGGTCCACCGATACGGAACATCTGTATCTTGGTACGCTGCCGTAATGTCTTCGATCTGTGACAAAGCCCAATACACAAGTGTGTCTGTGCTGTTTTCTGGCACAGGCCATAGGTATATAGAAGGTGTGTATTGCCTATCAAAAAAGTATTGAGTCGGCATACCTTCGGTTGTTTTATTAGACTGACCATTATAATCAGTCATAGACAAACGTGTCATCGCAGTGTCATTACCGCTACGCCTAAGTGCGGCGGTAAGTATGTCTACGGTACCAGCGGGTAAAGTGTACGAACGTAGAGACTGTGTTAGCGTTAATGTGGTTTCAGTAGTGCACCAATAATTGATACCACGCACAGCCCACTCACTGAACATAAGGTTCAAACTGCGCCGTGCGGAAACAGCAACTTTTCTATCTATAAGTGTGGGGTCTAACCCACACCGCTCACAAGCCTCAGTTACTATTTCGTCAACCTCTGGCCTGAATGTAACTGACCCAGAAGTTGCCATGTTAGTAGTCTTTGGCTAGTTTCAGAACGATGTTATATGCGTCGCCAACGGAACCCGCACCCGTCGTAGTAAACAGTATGTCACCTGTAGCACCACTGCCGAGTTTTGAAGTTATACCGCCAAAGCTAGACATATCCAACCGGCCCATGCGGTCTGAGGGAACCGGCACTAAAACTGTATCAGCCGTTGCATCCGCTTCAATCAAAACAGCCATACCAACTGTCGCAAACCAAATCTCTTCGATTCGAACAGCGGTACACGTATCGCCATTGGAACTAGCCGTAAGAGCCGAAACATCAACCTTGCTAACAGCATCTTCATTACCTGTATCTACATACTGGTAAGTGAACCGCATAACAGCATGGCGCTCGCCATCTGAAATGGTTGTGGAAGTCGCTATATCTGCCATCGTATTCCTCCTTTAGAGCAATGGGGGGAGACAGCTCCCCCCGCTCCCAAAAAGTTTACCGTTCTTTGCAGACAAAGATATAGTCGATATCCGTGGTTTCTGCACCCGCTGCACCGTTTAGATAACCAAACCCTACAGCCATTTCAGCTGCTGGCGGTGTTTGGCTAGTCATAGTGGTTACAAGCGCGTCATTCAAAAACAGCTGAATGTTGCCGTTACCATCATAGTAGGCACCCACGGTTACGAACGTGTCATCTTCCAACGTAGCAACCGTGCTGCTATCATTGTCGTCCGTGTTATTGTCGTTGTTGAAATACAACGCTGCCGAACCATCTACAGACTCAAACAGGAACCGCATAGTTGCGTCCTGAGGAGTGGTATCCGTAGAATGCAGTCCGATAATAAGATCAGACTGAGTTGCGTCGCCTACTTGAAACCGTGTTTTGATCCAAGTTTTCTTGCTGCTGTTCAACAAAAACACTTCACCGATGGTTTGGGCAAACAACCCGTCATCTTCATTAGCCGCCGTGGTAATGCGAGCGCAACCGCCGTCAAGATCAGGCGTGCTAATTGCAGAGGTACCGCTACCGGCTGACGTAGCTGTGATTGTCCATTCCGTAGAAAGCGGCTCATGGATAAAATCATCAAAATACGTGAGAAATTTAGTAGGATCTAGTTGACCCATTGCGGCGAGAGTAGAGTTGCGAGAGGCATTTGAAATGCCAGAAAAATGAGTAGTTCCCATTTGAACAGTCTCCTTTCAAAAAGACCAAGGCCGAAGCCTCATTCAAATTTAGTGAAACCACCCCCACCCCGAAGAGCGGGGGTAGCTTCCCCTAGAAACCGAGAGCTTACGCCCCCGGAGTACCAAAGATTCCGCGCCAATCGGTAAAGCCGAAGCTGTACCGCTCGGAAACTTTGTAGCGAACATTTCCGGTTTCAAAGTCACCTTCCATGCCGCGAGTTAATGCACGACGCTGGAACATCTTGAGGCCGTCTGGAACATCCGTAAGGATAAAGAAGGCATCCGTGTCCGTGAGTCGCTGGTTGACAGTATAGCCTTGCGGCAGATAACCGCCAGAAGACAGTGCGTTGATATCATTGTCTCCGGTGCCGGTGCGAAGCGTTGATTTCATCAAACGCTCAGCAACAAACGCAAGAGCCGTAGGAATAACAAGTTTGACGCCCGTGGCAGCAATAGGAATGCCCCGGTCATCATCCATGTTAGAGATATTGATGAGAATTTGTTCAAGCGACGTTTCACTAAAGTCAGCAGCGGTTGCCAGTTCATTAGACTGAGTACCCGCACTGGTTGGGTGATCCGTAGCA